AAATGGTAAAGCTTTCTTTATTACTTTCTGTTGCAAAATCACTTATACTAGAAACATAAAAGTAATCCATAGGATTTTTTGCAAAATTTAAATCCTTATTGGTACTAGAATTTCCTGCTATGTTTATCAATACACGCTCACTTCCCCTTAAAGGTAAGCCGTTGTATATGCTTTGAAGACCTCCATTATTGGAGATTACATTACCACCATTGAATATTCTCATTTTAGCAGTAGCTATTGGAGAGAATATGTCTTCATAATAAGAAAACGATAATATTCCTGCAGTAACATCTACAGATTTACTTCTATCTCTAGATTCTATAATAGCTTTTCGAAAAATACTTTTATTGATTGACATTAGGTGTATGCTAAACTTCTGTATATTATTTGAGAGAGATAATTACTTTTTGGTGCTTCGTTTTGAATAACTATCGAGGTTGGTGTGGAAGTAGGTTCCTGATTATAAGCTATAGTACTATTATCTACAATTACAACATTATTTGGATCTCCAGAATTTACTAATATATTCGCATCTCTTTTTGGCTTTTCCACAAAGGCTAGATCACTAGTCTTTACATCTTCAACAGATGCCTTCTCAACTGGTTTAAGAGTTTTATTTATGTAGTTATTGTATTCTGGACTTTTTAAATAATCTAATGGACTTATAGTCATCTTCATGCCTAAAGTTCTTAAATATTTTCCTGGAGATCTTCTTATTTCATAGTGAAAAACGCCAGTTTTAGTGCAACCTTTACCTACTGGTTGACCGGGATATATTTTATAACCTTTTTGTTTCGGAATTAAATAGGTATCAAATTCGGCAATTCTCTCAACCAAGTTTAATTCTTTATTATAAATGTCAATGTAATCATAATATCCACCATCATCATAACCCCAAAATTCTAAGATTCCTCCCAATCTAGCATAAACTATCGCATTTTTATCATCTGCTGGATCAATATCAATGCCAGCATGTAGTCCTTTAGAACCCCTGTCTCTATATGCCTTAAATCCCAAACGACCAAGTGGAGGAATTGAACTTGGCATTGTTTGCATGGTGGTGTAATTTTGTATTGCACTATTATACAGTTTTTTTACCGCCTTTCTATTTTTTGATGGTTGACCATAATAACTTCCACCAGAATAAGTAGGTAGAGATGCCCATTCAGGAGCTAGTAAATTAAGAACTCTATCAGAAAGACCTTCTTTTCTCAAGATTTCTGCACTGTTTCCTTTAAGTCTTTCGTTCATAAGTTCGATAGCAGCCCTGTCCTGATTTTCTGGAGAAAAATCAGAAAGTCCCAACTTTCTCTTTACTTTTTCCCAAGTAAAAGGCATAAATTGATACCTACCAGCAGCAGCACTGGCATATCCATTACTTCTAATAACTCTATCGGGATGCTTCCAACCACCAGCTGTACTAAATTTTCCACCACCAAACATTGTATTATATTCTGCCCCCTCGGCCCAGGCGATTGCATCCAAAGCTGCACGTTGTTCTGGAGTTCCATATAGGGCTTTTCCTCCCCTCATAGAATATTCGCCGCCAACAGATCCCCCAGTTGCACCAGTTCCGTCTCCTTCACCTTCTCCTGCACCTCCCCCTCTTCCTAATGCAGAGTTAATAAGGGTATCAAAATAATTTTTAGTGGAATCTATTGCATTTCTAAAGAAATAATATATGCTATTTTGAATACTATTCATAGAAATGTAAAGATCATCAAAACTATTGTATATAATTTTTTGTTGTTCATTAATATTCAATGATCCTACTTTGGAATTATATGTATTCAAAAAATATCCAAAAGATTCAGTATAATTTAATATGTCTGTGAATGAATTTTTAAGAGTGTCTGATATATTAGCAACATTTTCATTAAATGTATCTCCAAGATTCTCCCATTCATCATATTTTTTAACTAACCAACCAACACCCACAAAGGCAGAAAGATTAAATATTCTTCCAAATATGTTATCTGCTGTTCTTTCAGAAAAACTTATTGCATCTGAGGCTGTAATATTAGTTTTGTTAACTTCAATTACATCTTCTTGTTCTTGTCTCTTTATATTATAGAGTTTTTTTCTATGTAAATCTTCTGATACAGTTAATAGGTTTTCTTTTAATCTTGTGTTAGAATCTATTTCTTTATCTAAATTACTTGCAACTAATGCAATAGAATTCAGGCCAGCATTTATCTGGTTCATGCTAGCAGTTAAATCAGTTATTCCAATAGTATCTAATGAAATTGCCATTGTTTATCCTAGATCTGGAGTTACATTATAGATAGATAAAGCTAACCAAGAATAAGGTGAAGAATCCTTTGTTGAAATAGTTGGGATCCTCTCGTTGATAGGAGGAATAGTACTACCTTTTGATTGAATTATATTTTTACTATTATCTATTTTTGTTATTACGGTTGGTTGAACAGGGGTATTTATTTGTGGCAACCTTCTATCAACATTTAAGATGTATTCTTTATCTAAATTGTTTACAAAATCTATATTAGAATAAGAGATATTTTTAGAATTATCTAAAAGCAGCTCAGATGCATCTTTACTATTGAATGAGACATTCAGAGCACTATTGTTAAAATTGGAGGTATTAATAGTATTTGTCAGATATGGATTTCCTGATGTTTCAGTCTCCTTTATTTTTTGCGGCACTGGCATTTGGTTTTGAACCGTACCGATTTCTGTAGGTGGTGTAGATTCAAAATCGCGTGGAATTGGACTTTGTTGTGGAATTATTCTAGGTAATTCTTGTATTGTATTTGTGTCTTGAATGTTTTTAGGTTCATTGGCTGGGAGTGATGGAGCTGCCGGAGCCTGCGCTGGAACATCTAATTTTGTTTCAGTTGTAGTTGGAAGAGCAGTACTTAAAGGTTTAGAAGCTGGGGAAGAACTCTCAGAACTTTGTTCTTTATTTTTTCCAGTAATACTGTCTAGTAAATCTTTTCCTTTTTCTGCAGCGGAATTAAAGAAGTTCGCTGTCTTTTGTTGAGGGCTAGAATTATTGCCATCCTCAGGATTATCTCCTGGAGGGGTTTGATCAGAAGGGTCAGGGGTTGGATTAGGAGGATTTGCAGTTGGAAAAAATAACTTAACTAAATCAAATTCTGATACAAAGTTTTTAACATCATTAACTACATCATTAAGTTTATTATTAAATAATTGAAATCCTGTCTTGATGTCAGAAATAACATCATACGAGACATTGAATTCATTTGCTATATTTTTCTTTGATTCTAATAAATCACTTAAATTTTTATCGGTGCTTTTCTCAATATTTTCTGCAAACCCAGAAGAAAAAACACCACCTAATAAACCAGTTATAGAACTTGAAATAGATGAAAACAAATTATCCACTTTGGGAATAATACTGTCTATCGGTTTTTCTATAGAATCTTTAAGTTTTGATTCTAATATTCCTTCAACACCCGACTTTAAATTATAATTAATAAGTTCTCTTTCTCTATTCTGTTGATTTATCAACTGCTGACGATCTACAGAATAATAATCAGATAAAGATTTTTGTACAGAATTTATACCAGTTGAAAGATTTTTTATAGAGTTATTTGTTTCTAAAATAGAAGAGTACAAAAACTGTAGAGAATTATTTCCTGTCTCAGGTGGAGCAAGAGATCTTTCGTTAGTGTAAGTATTGGAAGGTTGGATATAATTTTTGATATTTGCTGCTAAAAAAGAACCAAACAAACTACTCAAAGTGCCCGAGTCTAAAAAAGAATCATCGGGCGGCATTATAGTTTGTGTTGGTTCTACTGAATTAGTATCTTCTTCCATTAACTTATTCTTTATTTAAATTTTTTTCTTCTATGTACTGCTCTAAGAGAGTTACATATACTTCCCTTTCCCATGGAAGCATATTCTCTAACTCTGTCAATGAATATTTATGATGTTGCATTAAAGAAAAGTTAATTTTATAATAAGAAGTCAAACTCTCATGGGAAAGTGCTACGCTAAAAAAGATTTTAACCCCTGTAATCTTATTTTATGCTTTTTCTTTGTTTCAGGATTTGTAACTTCCATTTCATAGTATAATTTAGGAATAGTTTTAAAGAACTCTTTGATTTTTTCAAAAGATTTTTTTCCTAAACTATCAATGAATTCTTCTAATTCTTTTTTAGTATAATCACTTGCTACCCAGGCTTCTTCATCAGTGTAAATTTGTTCGATGCAAGATAGTATCACTTCAAAAGTATCACTTGCACTAATTGCATCTATATCAAAATTGGAACTAAGGAAATTATCCATTGAAGGATATTTTAGTCTCATGCTATAAGTATCATCTAATTTTATATCTTTTGTGTGATTCTCATCTACTACTATTTTAATGTCGTCTAAATTTATAGAAATCGGAACTACAGTTTTTCCATCATCGGGGCATATGATTTGAAGATCAACCAACTCACCTACTGACTTACATCTTGTGTTTAGGAACAAATATTCTAAGTCAAAAGTAGCAAGACTATTTACATCAACTCCCTTTGTTAAAATACAATTTGACAGTACGGTTTTAACTGCATTAGCTATTTGAACAGGATCCTCAGTTTCTTTTGCAATAATAAGAATTTTTTCTTCCCCAACTAAAAATGGTCTATAAGTTATAGTTTTATTAATTGAAATTAACTCTAACTCATAGGTTGGAGTGGATATTTTTGGCAGTGTCATAATGAATCAATTTTTATTTTATTTAGGTCAATTGTTTGAGGTTGTGCCAGATGCTGCTGGTGCTGATATTGGCCCTGGTGGTGCTGCTGCAGGAGTTGGTGGATTTATTGGAACGACCGGAGCAATTATATTTTGGGTGACATTTTTGTTAGCAACATATCTATCATATTGTAAATTCAAAGAAACTTTTAAGGACTCTGAGTTAATGTAACTAACAGTTATGGGATTCATGGATAAAGGAAACATTCCTATAAAGGTGTATTCCATTATGTTTTTATAATCTTTTTCAAATTTATATATTTTAACTTGGTTGCATTTGTAATGCTCTGGATATTGCATTCGAACTGAATAATTGTATTCTTCCGTGCTCTGTGACTCCATATTTGGATATTTTATGTATTGTCTATCTTGAGTAACAGGGTTAAAGTTCGAGCCACTAGAAATGAAATCCATCCAATGCTCAAAAAACTTTAATGTTTTATATTCTAAATCTACATAAAATTCTAGTGTTATTTCACTATACAATCTAGTATGGGCTATCTTTTCTTGAATTCCTGTATAATTTCCATTAACTAGTGCTGTTGCGAATGCAGAGCTTGGCAAATTGGCATTCAAACACAACAATCCTACCTTATCATTAATAAATTGATTATCAACACCTCTTTCAGATAAATATTTTTTTAAATTATTATCGAAACCGCCAAACTGAACCTCATAGTGAGTGGACTGTGCAACATTACACACCAATGATCGGATTTCCGACATTTTTAGTGGTCTTATTTTTTTATTGCTGATAGTCACAATAAATACCTATATAAGTACATAATATATGTATAATGAATACAGATAAACCAACAAGAAATAAAAGAACCTCATCATATAGAGGAATTTATGTACCAAAAAATCCACAAAAGTATGTAGGAAATGTTAACAACATCGTCTACAGATCTTTGTGGGAAAGGAAGTATATGGTTTTTTGTGATACTAGAGAAAATATTATAAAATGGAGTAGTGAAGAACTTGCTATTCCTTACAAATCTCCTTTAGATGGAAGGGTTCATCGTTATTTTCCTGACTTCATCGTAGAGGTTAAGGATACTGATGGAAAAGTTACTACTTATGTAGTGGAGATAAAGCCACAGAAACAGACTGTGAAGCCAAAAACTCCCCAAAGACAGACTAGAAATTATCTCTATGAGATGGCAGAATACCATAAAAATCAAGCGAAGTGGGAAGCTGCTAAAGAATTCTGTAGATTGAAAAAATTTGAGTTTAAAATTATAACTGAAGCTGAATTGGGTATAAAAAAATAAATGGCAGATTCTACTTTTACGGGGTATGAAAAACCGCTAGAACAGTATAAACAATGGGAATTAGCTAGGCTGGCAGAAAAATATGCAGTTGGAGGAAAAACTACTGGATTCAGAAAGGTAAAAAAATCTGTTCTTATTAAATGGCTAAAGGATGATCCAGACTTTAGGGATGCTGATCCTAACTTAAAACCAGAAGATAAGAAAAAGAATAGGAGAGCAGAACAAAGAAAAAGAAAAAACAACAGACTCTATGATCTGTCTAAGAACTATGATGAACTAGGTGGTCCTAGAGAAATAATGGATGCGATAATTTCTGCCTTGAACTCATCATCAATTTACCCACCGACCCCAGGTAAATACTATACAATGATCTATTATGCAAAAACAGAAAATATTGCATTTGATAGACATCCTCTTATAATGGTTGAATCTGTGGCGGGCAATCATTTTTATGGATACAACTTTCATTGGCCAGAAATGAGACACTATATTAGTAGTGGTGTCTCGGATGGTTTATATGAAATAAATAGAAGAGAATATGATATATTAAGAAAGATTCCTTATAAAGAAATATTATTCAATGGCTCATAAAAAATGACTACACCTCCTGCAAGTACAGCACCAAATTCTAATAAACCTATTGATGAACATTTTACACTTCAATACCCATTAGGGAAAAAACTCAGTAGTGAAGATTATCTTCTTATAGAAATATTAGAGTATATTGCTCCAGGACTTAATGCGAGTTCTAGCGAGATGTTGTCATTTGATATTGCAGAAGGAAACAGTAAATATACTGAAGATAAAATTGTAATAAAAAAACAAATTAGTTTACCCATACCATCTGGTATAACTGATTCCAACGGTGTTGGATGGGCATCTGGAGATATAAATCCATTTTCTGCAAAACTTCTTTCTGGAAATCCATTGACCGATGCGGGTACAGCTAAAAATATCGTAACAGAAGCATTTGGTAGTTTTTCTAATCTAGGGGCTGGCCTCGGTGAAATAATGGAGAAGTCTACTGCTAAGGGACAAAACCTCGCTGCAACTTCTTTACTAGTCTCAAATATAACAGGGCAACCAGATCTTCAAAAGGCAATAGCAAGACAAAATGGTGCTATTTTTAATCAAAACGTTGAATTACTATTCAATAGTGTTAATTTAAGACAACCATTTACATTTGCTTTCACTCTTGCTCCAAGAAATGTCAAAGAGAGCTTATATGTAAAGGCAATTATAAAAGCCTTTAAGAAATATATGGCACCTCGCAGAAAAACTAAGGATAGTGTTAATGGATTGCTAATAAAGGCACCTCATGTATTTAAATTGAGATACATGCACGGAAAAGATGAACATCCATTCTTACACAAATTTAAAATATGTGCTCTGACAAGTATGAATGTGAATTACACAGGTTCTAATGTGTATTCAACATATCCTGATGGTACTCCTGTTCATATAGAAATGTCCCTAGTGTTCCAAGAATTGAGTCCAATTTACTTTGATGATTATGAGAATTTAGATAATAACACTCAACCTAGAAACTTCGGAGTTGGATACTAATGACATATTTTAGAAATCTGTTAGACGTAGAATATCAATCACCTCTTCCTGAAAGAACAAATTCTGGTGAGTATATCGTAGCAAAAAATATATTCCGAAGAATGAAGATAAGAGATGATCTTCAGAATGTCTTTACTATTTTCAACAAATATCAAATAGAAAATGGTAAAAGACCCGATCTTGTTGCGGAGGAAGTTTATGGAAGTGCTGATTTTGATTGGGTGGTTCTGATAAGTGCTGGTATAATAAATGTAAGAGATGAATGGCCCCTTTCGGAGATAAGTCTTTATAATTATGCAGAAAAAAAATATGGAGATACTTTAACTTCTCCACATCATTATGAAACAGTAGAAATAAAAGATAGTAGAGGAAGATTGATATTACCTGCAGGAAAAGTGGTCGATCAGAATTTTTCTATTACCTACTATGATGGAACCTATGTAACAAAAAATCCAGCTACTAGCCTGGTAACTAATTATGAATATGAAGTTCAAAAAAACAATGAAAAAGAATCAATTTATATTTTAAAGGCAGAATATTTAAACCAAGTTATTTTAGATATGAAGGATGAGATGATCTATGGAAAATCTTCATCTTATGTAAATGATAGACTTATAACAACTGAGAATACAAGAGTTACTATGATATGAAGAAAGGGGGCCTAGGCCCCCTTTTTATTTCAGTCTAGAAGACCGCTTAGATATGATTTCATATCAGCTCCGAGTTCGTCTTCATCGCTATCTTCTGAATAAGAAGCATTGCCAAGATTACTTAACTCATTGCGTAGATTTTCTGGGAGATTACTTTCGTCATCATCCTCACTTGAAGAAGCCTTTCTAGCCTTTGTTCCTAGAACATAGTCTAGTCTCTTCTTGAGTTCGTCATAAGACTTGAATTTATCTTCTGAAACTAACTCGCTAAGAGAATACTCTGACTTCCAAATCTTTTCGAGTTCAGCATCGTCTTCTAAAAGAGCAGCTGGTTTATCGAATTCACTAGAATCATAGTTACGGTAGCCGTCTTTGTTTCTAGCTTTTAACTTGAAGTTTGCACCTTTAGCCCAAAGATCGAATGCTTCAACGATTTCTTCATCCTCAAATTCTGGCTTACGGGCAGCCTCAATCTTATCAAAGATGGCCTTTCCATAGCGGAAAAGAAAAACTTTTCCTTCATTTTCTGGATTAGCACTATCCTTGACAACATAGATATTGCTTACGAATGTAAGCTTTCTTTTTTGCTTACGGGCAATTTCTTTGTTTGCTTCTGTATTGCTGTTCCACAATACTCTATTGAGTTCTGCAATAGGATCAGCTTCGTTTTTACCTAGAGTAGTTCTAGAGTTTTCGATATACCATCCGCCTGGTCCTTGGAAGGCATGACTATAAAGGCGAACGTATGGATATTCTTCACCTTCAGGTTGTGGGAGGAATCGAATAATAGCATATCCGTTTCCACTCTTGTCAACAGTCAATTTCCAGTAACGATTGTCTTCTTGTGTTTTATTATTTATTTCTTCTGCGTGCTCGATTAATTTACTTGTAAGTGTTCCTAATTTAGATTGGTTTTTAAGATCTTTGAATGACATATGATTTTCTGTATAATTTTTATTTTGGATTTGACCTTAGCTTTGGTTGGGATCGGACAGCCCATGGAATCAAAGAGTGTTCTTTAATTCTTCTAATTGTTTAATAGCTTCTTGGAAATATTCATTTAATGTTAGGGTCTTTCCAGTCTTGGAGTTAACATTACTTAGTATGTTTTCATAAAACTCTTTTACTTCTAGAGCTTCTTTATCATCAGAGAAATAAACTCTGTTGAGGAATATTTGTTGCTTTTCTATTAGAGTTGAAAGCATATCAAAGAATGAATTTTTTTCTTCTTCAGATGGATTTACATTAGAAAGAATTTTTAGGGAAGCTAATGTTATTTCGTTCTTAAGATTTTCTATTTCTCTTATCTCTTTAATAACAATTTCGGATTCAAAAAAACTATTCATATACTATATCGCGTAGAATTTTTTTATATCGAAATATATCGATATTTATAAAGGGTCGGTACTTCTTTATTTTTTTACTTATGGTATCCCAAACTGGATCTAAGAGAGACTTATCAAAGTTTTTTACATAATTGAATATCATGTCATAGATTACCATTAGTTCTAATGATAGTTTTCCGGCAAGATATTTCTTTAGTATGATTGGATGGCCAGTAGAACAGTCGAATATATTTGGTATATTAGATTCTTCTAAAAGAGACTTAGATTCTTGTTCAAAATTATAAGCCAATCTATCTCTGTTTGTTTTCCAGGTTGTATAAATTTTTTCACCTTGTTGAATTATCTCTCCAATCCAAACGCCAGATGGGTTGTCTGATGATATGAAATTAGAAACAAAATATTCTGTTATCTCTTTTTTAGAGTATTTTCTAGATATTTTTTCAAAGAAGTATCTGTCTCTTCTTTTATTGTAAGTATTAATAGAGATTTTTGATTTTCCACCGTATTTAAAAAAATCATAGGTATCTTTACTGAAATGATTTTTTAATGATATGTACCTTTGATAGGTTTCAAAGGGGGTCATCTGATCTTGGCTAAGCATAGCATGGACCCCCGGAGCTGTCAAGCGGCATGATCTTTACACTCATTTAGCCTTTGATGGAACCTTTTTAATATAATTTAATCTATTAGCGTCCCACTTAATTTTGTCCTTTAAAGGTTTTGATAATAATTTTGGAACTATTTCGATTTCAATATTATTAGATTCACAATATTGAACTATAGCCTCTATGTAATTGATGTTTTCTTCAAATACAATCTTTTCAATTGCCATTGAAAATTTAGTAGGAGTTAAAAACTTTTCCTCTAATATTTTTTGTAAATCACTTTCTACTTTCATATTCTTTAACTTTATCATTTACGAATTTTTTAATGTATTTTACCAATAAGTTTACATACTTCTTAATATTATATTCTTCAAATACTACGCATTTACCATTTGCACAGGACATGATTATAACTAACTTTTTGACTGGTATATTTGTCAATTCATAGAACATCACAGCATATGCTGCAGCCTGAACAAAATAGTGATCAATCCAATGTCTAGGTTTTTCTTTTTCCGAGGTTTTAAAGTCGATTATTGCAAGTTCTCCTTTATATTCAGCAATACAATCGACTGTACCTGCTATTCCTAATAAAAGACTATAAAGAGATCCTTCTAATGAATAAATGTTGTCTATATTATCTAACTCTGGTTTTGCAGTGTTAAATAGCTCATCTGAAACTTCTTTAAATGAATTCTCTATGTTTAGATCATCAATGTAATTTTCTGTTAAGATATTTTTAAGATAGTGTTCAGTGATCAAATGCATATAGGTTCCTCTAGTAGTAGAGTTTTTTGTTATTGCATTTGCTTTTTCTTCACCTACTCGTTTTCTCCAATCAACGAATATATGTTTATTAAAATGTGATGTAACTGATGTAATTGATACTAATTTAGTTATTTCTTCTTTATCTGGTACTTTATAATATCTTACTCCGTCTATAGTTTCTCTTTCTAATTTTGGTAGTTCTACTTCTATGTGATTGAATGATTTATTCATAAATTTAATGAGTATTTTGCTAATAGATATTCTTTTACTAACCCAGATCTAACAATGTCATCAGTTCCAAATTCTATAACATCAAAAGATTGCATGATACGAATGATTTTCATAAAATCGATAATACCATTCTTTTCTGCAGTCTTAACTAAGTCAGATTGATCGATGTCTCCACAGAAAATTATTTTTGTGTTTTCTCCAAAGCGAGTTATAATAGAATCTAATTCTCTAAAATTTGCGTTTTGAAATTCATCTACAATGATAATAGTATTGTCTATTGTAGATCCTCTATTGTACGAGGTGCTTAAGAACTCTATAGTATTTTGAGCTTTTAATCCTGAATAGAGCATTTCAAAATCAGCTTCAGATGGCATTTGGAACATGTATTTTACCATTTGCTTATAAGGTAGCTGGTAAACCTCAGATTTTTCTTCAATGTTTCCTGGAAGGAAACCAATGTCTCTAGTTGCAACCAATGATCTTACGATATAAATTTTTTCGTATGGAGTATTTTCGTTTAATACATCTACTAGAGCATTGTATAGAGCAATAAATGTTTTACCAGTTCCAGCACACCCAAGAGCTACTATGTTTTTTCCTGCTTTATATGAATCAAATAACTTTTTTTGATTCGCTGTTAGTGGATTTATCTCTAAAAGAAAATCAGAATTGATTAATTTTCTTTTTTGCTTTTGGCGAATTGTGACCAAGTTAGTCTGTTGATTTTCTTTTCTTTTTCTTGTCATTTTCAGAATGGGCGAACGTTGGAGTTTGGTTGAGTTGAAACTTTTTTTAATACATCATTCCAACCTGGGTGTTTTCTAACTAACTTATCAGTCCATTCTCCAACTTCCCCAACCCCAGCGCAACCGGCAGACCAGTCGCGCATCCAACCAAGAGGTTCATTTTCTTTTTTCCACTCTTCCCATTGACCAATGGAGAGTGATATTTCTTTAGTTTCGCCGGTTTCTTTGTTAATAATCGGATACAAAGGCATTTATGCTAACCTCCTTCATTATTTTTATTATTTATGGACTCAATTTTGCTCTATGAAGTCTCTTTTCTTCATAGTATTTCCACACATTAGGAGACCATTTTCTAAGGTGTGGAATAAGTTGTTCGCAAAGTGCCTGAATTTCTAATTGAGCATCCATTTTTGATCTCAAATCCAGAAAATGTAGAACTGAACGAAGATTAAACGAAACAACAAAGTTTTGTCTAATTGCTTGGGGCAAATAATCTCTAATATGTTCTTCACATACTCCTTCTTGATAATCGTAGGCATACTCTTTACATTCTTCTACAATGCGTTCAAACTTTCGTTGACGACGTTCTTCCGTCCAATCATACTTTTTGCCTTTACGATTGGTGTAAAAACCAACTGGTCTAACATAAAAAACATCTTCTGGTTTAAGCTCTCCACTTGCGACTTTAAGTATTCTTTTGCCAGTATATCTTTGTGATTGACAATCCCAAGATGTTCCAATTCTATGTGTTCTACCCTGAACCATTACATTATGAACATAACCAGATATTGAAAAAGTAATCTGAGGATGTTCTAGACAATTTCCACAAATAGAAATTTTATAATTACGGCGAACAATTAGGGCTCCGGTAGATACTGTAGCACAGTGAATTTTACCAGAATAATCTACCCATTCTTCTTTATATGATTTAGAACGATTTGCCTGATTAGATTCTACTCTTGGATATAATCTATCAGTTAATCTTAATACATATAAATCATTATGATTTTCATTTTCTCTTTCTTCAATGCAACAAGTAAACTTTAATCCATTTACTACTGCGAGAGATTGAAGTTGATCTACTAGTGTTTTAGATGTGGTTGAATATGCCCAAGTTTTTCTCTTAATGGTTCCATCGGAATTTTTTAATCCATCTAAAAGATAAAGGACACATTCTCGATCTAATTTTAGATATTGTTCTGGAAGTTTCTTTTGTAAATCATCGGTTATACAATTTCCTTTCATCCAAGAACCTATTTCTGGATATGAAACAACATATCTATCGTTTCTAGTTGGATAAAAATCTAAACCTAATTCGGAACAAATATTTTCCAGATAGTTGATTTTTTTCTCTAGTTTTAAATGAAATCTAAGAACATTTCTACTAGTATGTCTATCTCCGTCACCCACCCAGAATCCTATTAATGACCAAAAAAGCGGATTATCTATTGGTGTTTTAATTTCAGTTCTTTCAGTCTCAGATAGGGTTCCGGTAGTAATATATCTAACTGATTTATTGAATACTTTTTCTGCTGTAATTGCATACGAAGAAGACCAGGATCCATCATTGCTTCGAGATTGAACTATCATTCTATGATCTGGACTTACCAAGAAATCTAATGATTGTCCTTCTAAATGATACATTTTACCTTCATAATCCCAATTTTGAACTGCAGAAGGTTTTTCAAAGTTTACGATGCCAGTTTTAGTGTCGTATGCTGCTAGGTTTGTTTCTTTATTTACATCTGGCCAATATACCCAACCTTTATCGGTTAACACCTGAGTATCTGATGAATAACACCCATAATGACCCCTTTCATTAGCAAGCAACGAATTTACAATCCATTCTCCACATTCACTTGGAGGGGGAATTTCCTGTTCGTGGATAGGGGTTTCTGAGTAATCACATTTTGCTGCTTGATAAATTACTTGTTCTGGGATAGGGTATGCTTGTAAAACAACTGTTTGTAAATTTTTATCAAATTCTAATAAATCTTTTGCACTAATAGGTCTCATATTTTTCCAAATCCTTTAGATGTAGTTTTTTCAATTTCTTTTAATTTGTCTTTTAATTGTTTCAATTCTATTTTCATTTCCTTTACTTTTTCTGGAGAAAATAGATGATCATTCTTTATAAGTCTTTCCATTAATTTAATAAGTTCTTTAACCTTTTTCATATCATCTTTTTATCAGGGAAATATCATAGCACATGAAAAAGGGGGTGTCAAGACCCCCTTTTATTATTTTTTCTTTTTCTTTTCTGGCTTCTGTCCCCATAATTTGGGATTGATCTTTCCAAAGGCAAAATCAATGCCTTTGAAATTGGTTTTAAACTTATCCCAATACATATCAAAAATGTTGACCCTTTTGTGTGCCCTTGTTAGGTCATAGAATAATTTTCCACCACTTTCATAAGACACCAAATAAGCATCATTAGGATAATTTCCTTTCTTTGCTTCAGAAATAGAACAACGTTCTATCAAGATTTCACAATTGTATAATCTCTTTGCTGATTCCTTTTCGGCTGGTGACCAAGAAAAGGATTCCTCTTCTTTGTTAGACTCTGATTTATTTTTTTTAGTTGTTTCTTTTTCTGCATTCATGCTCTATTACCCCATACAATATCTGGATAAGCTTTGCTAATAGTTTCTCTAGAAATAGAGTAAACTTCTTCTAGCTTTTTATCTTTAACCAGGCATATAATATGAGCCTCAATTGGATGCAATCCTTGCAATAAGTTAATAAACATAGTTTCTCTTCTGATAGAAGATAAGTCGGGATTGCCTCCCCTAACAAAATTATAGAAAATTTCGTATTCTTTTCTTATTGAGGTTCTACCCTGATCATAAAATCCTAAGGAATTACTCTTTAG